CCGTCGCTAGTAGTAGCGATTGTGTCAGTGCTGTAGAGCTTAGGCAGCTTCACAGTACCGATGCCGAACGCCTGCTTCGTGTAGAAGAGGTTAGGCTGGTACAGAGTAGAAGCGGCGCCAAGGATAGTCACGACAGCGTCTTCCGCAGGAGCGGCAGTGACGTTGTTGTACTGGCCATTGGCCTCGTAGATGGCAGCGCCTGAGACAGTGATAGTCGCGGCATTACCAGCGATAGTCACGTCCTCGAGGACAGTACCAGTCCAAGGTACAGGGTTGCCCGCTGCGTCGATCATAGGCTGGCGAGTAGCGACGTTCAGACGGTTAACGCCTGCGATAGTCACCATGTCACCTGCTTTGATCGTACCAGTGCCAAGACCGTCGAGTGACAGAACCTGAGTCATAGTGTCCTTAGCCGCAACGTAAGTCGCGTTAGGAGCCGCTGCAAGCGCGCCTTCACGGTCAGCGGTATCGCCAGACGTGTAGCTGCTGAGAGCGTTAGAAGTAAGGGCCATCATGCCGCCGAATGACTGGCTGATCTGCGCCTTTTCCCACGCTGTACGTACAAGGCCGTCAGCCGCGTTCAAACCGTTCTGAGCTGAAGACAGCGCAGTAGTCGTGAACGGGTTCATCAGGTAATACTTGTCGTCGCTCATAGGTACGCCAAGCGCATCCATAGTCGCGCCAGCACCGGCAACGTCAGACCATGCGTCTACCGCAGTGCCGTGAGTACCATACTTGAGTGAAGCGTTCTTACGGATGAATGACGCGTAGTCGAGCTCGAGGTCAGTCACGATGCGACGGGCCATAGGCTCGAGGATCATGTCCAGCTGGTCGAGTTCTAGCGCTTCTTCGACGTTGCCCCACTCAGTAGCTGCAGTGAAGTAGTCCTGAACAGTACCAGTCGCCTTACCAGCGATGATGTCAGACTTCGTAGAAGAGCTGATGTCACCACCCGAAGTACGGATGCTGTTGTAGTCGTGAGGACGCTTGAAGTCGACTGTAGAGCCGCTTGAAGGGTTGAACTTGCCTGACAGCAATTGCGTGTCAGTTGTCTTTGTTACTACACGTGAAGCCTCGAACGCGTCTAAGAAGACACGCGCGACTTTCCGTGTGACGTTACTATTGAGATTATTAGCCATCGTGGATCACCTTCCTATTCAAATACAGCGCCTTTCGGTCCCCTTGGTTTCGGGGCAGATCCAGCGCCATGTGGGTGCTCCAAAGGATCTGGAGCGTTATTTACCTTGGGTTTAAGCGATGCAGCCTTTTGCTTAATCAGCGTCGCTATCCTTACGCCTGCCTGAGCGGGCGACAAGTAACGCAGCTGGTCAAGCTCCAATGGGTTTTTCGACAGATACTTGGTAATCAGTGGCCCGTCTTCGTCCTCGATAATCATGCTTGCGAGTGACTCGTCGATGCCAAACTGCGCTACCGCGTTACCTGCTTGCTGCAGCTCATCTGGAGTAATCCCCAGTTTCGTTGCCCGATCAGAGTAAGATTTGACCTTAGAGGTCAGCTCTTCCTGCTGCTTTTGCCACTCCTGCTGCTGCAGTGCTTCCTGCTGCCGCTTGAGTGACTGCTGCTGAATGTCGTATTCAGCCGCTTTACGCAGGGCCTCGTCCCGACGTTGCAGACTCTGTGCGTACTCCTTTTCAGAGAGTGCGAACGGGTCCGGCAAGTCTGGCACTCTAGGCGCCTGCTGCTCTCCGAGCTTCGCTTGCAATTCGTCTAGCTGCTTCTTTAGCGCCTCGGCTTCTCTCTCTTTTTCTCGGAGCTTGAATACCTTCTTGCCTACAGCTTCGTCGAATATGCGCTGTTGCTGCTCATCGAACTTGATCTGTTTATCCTGAGTCTCCCCAGCCTCCGGTGCTGAATCGGAATCTTGTGCCTCCACAAGATCTTCGGTTTCTTCTACCTCTGATTCGGCGGTTACGTCCTCCGCGTCGTCATACTCGTAATTGTCTTCCGGTTGCAGCTCGCTCATGTTGTGCCCCTTAAAGGTAAATAGCCCAGAGAAAGGTCTGGTGGCCTTGACGGTGATTATATCATAATGGTAGGGAAATCAATACTTCGGTATAATCGGCGAAACTATACCTAAGGGGTAATCCCGTGGATAAACTGCTAGAGCTGTTCGAGACCGACGATCCAGACCAAATGGCCGATAGGCTGATGGAGCTGATTCGCCAGATGCTAGACGCTGACCGTCAGGGTGACGGCCATATCGCCGAGGAGCTGATGGACGAAATCACTGAGATGGTCCAAGAGCTCGCCTATCTTATCTAGGTTTACCGCCTAGCATATCTGCTGTGTCCAGACTCGTTACAGGAGTTGACTGGAACACGGCCGCCGATCCTGACCTGCCCCGCGATGGGTCAGATAGAACTGGGCTCATTATTCCTCGGTATCCCCTAGCCTCAACCATGCGCTCGAAGTCGCTCGGGTTCTTGGATAGCGCTCGTAAGCCCTCTGGGTCTGTTTCGGCGTCGTATAGCTTCCTGAGCGTCGTTTGGTAGCGATTAGGACCAGTGACTACAGCCTCAGGCCGAACATCGCTGACGTTATCTGACGGCGTGTAGAAGTAGCTTCTTAGCGGACCTTCACCGTAAGCCCTACGGCCTTCGCCTACTCGCTGATGCTCGGCGCCCCTGTGACCTGTGCCGAACTTAATCGGATCCAGCTCAGTGAGTCCAGCTTCGTTGCTGAAGTGCACGCCTCGAGCGCTTGCTGCTGCCGGCCGTCCCAGCGGGGTATAACCGATCGCGTCTTCGTTTTCGTTTAAGTCATACCTGAATCGAACTACATTGCCGTCGCCGGTGTCCATTTCTGTGTAGAAGCTGTCGAGCTCATCGCCTACCTCGGGCTTGATTACCTCGCGCCCCATATCGTCTACGGTTCCCTGTAGCGGAGTGATCTCACCTCTGCGGTTATCAGGGTTTCCGCGAGTGTAGATAATCCCCCTATCGGTAAAGACTGAGTCCTGCCCGTACTTGTCGCCGATGTTGCGCGCGGATATTGGATCCATGCCCATAACCATAAACGATCGCTCTGCGCCGCCGTAATCACCCTTCACCAGCGACACGTTATCGGCGCCGTAATCTCGTATCAGGCGCTCCCCGAGCTCACGAGTACGCGCCTTATTGTATTCGTCAGTGACGCCTCGCACGTTAGGCGGGTTCTCTGCAGTGACAATCGCGTAGACGTTTTGGCTAGACCCAGCCCCGCGAGAGTCCATCGGGCCAGAATACTTGGGCGCGCCTTCCAGCGGCTTGAAGTCTTCGATAGGAGCCTCAAGCGCTTCGTCTAGCAGTTTCATGGCATCGGCCTGACCTTCCTCTAGCGTCATTCCTTTGCGGCGCGATCGGCTGCCCATCGAGCCCAAAGTGACGGCCCCGCGCGGTGTGCTCATGTAGCCAGCCACTCCTGCTGGAGCCAGAAGGGCTGGAACTGACGTAGGGTCAAACTCGGTGAGGGTTTGCGTCTCTGGGTCAAACGTGGTGCCGCCAGCCTTAGCCGCTTCAACCTGCCCGCTGAAATATTCAGGAATGCCCCTGAGTGCTGTGCCGATCTTGCCTATTGCCGCATTTTGCTCGTTGGCGTCACCGGCCACTAGATCGCGCAAGAATGACAATCCACGCATCGCAGGAGCGTATGACAGATCACGTTCTGCTGGGCCGTATTCGGCAGGAATGGTTCTGATGTTGGCTGTGCCGTCTACATTGTAGCCCTCGAACATTTGCTGCTCAGGGCGAATTATCTGACGACGTATAGGCATGAAGGGGCCGGCTAGGCCGGTATCCCCTCCGTACTTGTAATCTATGCCCTGTTTAGCCAGCGCCTCTTGAGCGAGCTCCTGATCTGTTTTAGCCACCGTTAGCAATCCTCATTAGATCCTCGACGCTCATAAAGTCCATGCGGGCTTTGCGTGCGGCCTCGTCGGCCATGTCGCTCATCTTGGCTTGGTTGTCCAGCTCTTCGCCGAATGCCTTGATGTTGGTATGGTCGATCGTGGCGCCGGCCTGCTGCGCTTTGATCTGTGAGTCGATGCGCTTGGTCTCTGCATTGAAGCCGTCGATCTGCGCGCTAGACTGCTGATCCATGATGCTTGCTTCGATCTTCGCCTGCTCGAGCTGCAGCCTCTGAGCTTCGATCTGGATCTTGAGCTGCTCGTTCTGCATCTTGGCTTGGTCTACCTGAGCCTTGAGCATTTCAGCCTGCGCCTTCATGCCTTCGGCCTGCGCGAGCACCATAGCCGGATCTGGCTGCTGCTGGCCCTGCGCCTGCATCATCTGCTGCTGCATCTGCTGGAGCTCTTCCTCGGTCATCTGCGACTGAGGGATTAGGCCCTGCTGTAGCATCTGCGAGCGCTTGCGTTCGGCCATCTGGCTTGCTGCTGGTGTTGCCACGCTTTGCAGCAATAGGTCGCCGGCAATCTGCATGAGGGTCGGGTCAACCTGCGCGAGAGCGAGGATAGTTTCCACAGTCTCCTGCTGTCGGTTTTTAAAGCTCGGGCCCGCCTTGCAGACCACGTCGTACACGCCGACGGATAGATCATTGACCACGACGATCTCGCCAGTCTGGTTGTCGATCACCTTCTGGTTGATGTCGGCCATGTCAAACGACTCGTCTTCCCTTAGCACGCGGATGGTGCGCTCGGTGTCATAGACCTTAGGGATGGCATCCTTGATTAGCTGGCCGGTGGCCGCAATAGCGATTTCCATAGCGCGGCTGTACTTGAAGGTGCCGTTGTCGCCCTTGTCCTGCAGCTGGCGTATAGCGACGCCTGACTGCGCGTTAGGGTTGTCGCCCATGTTGGCTGCGAACATACCGGCCGATGCGTTAATCATGCCCTGCATCGCCTGAGATACGGTCCTGAGCCCTGCATTGATCTGAGCACCACCGTTCTGCTGCGGCACAGCTGGGAACTCAGGATCGGCGTTAAAGAACTGCACCGGATCGCTGTTGGTGTTCAGTGTGCGGAGCGTGTCTTCGTGGCCCAGCGCTTGGGCAGGGGTCATCCAATACTTGGCACGTGGCGCCAGTGCGCCCTCTTCGATCTCGCGGCTCATCGCGTAGTTAAGCACGCGCTGCGGATCTAGTAGCTTCTCGACTACGCCCCAGTAGATGGTCTTGTTTTCGAAGATCTTGAAGTTGCCGTAAACGGGCACGACGGGGATTCGGTTAAACACCGTGTCCTTGTCATCCTCGAGCCAGTCCTTCGCGTCAAAGTAGCGCGAGCAAACCTTGTGCACTATGCGCTTGCGCCTGCGGACCTCGGTGACGCCGATAGCGATCAGGTCATCTACTACCTTTTCGAAATCTTCGGTTACCTCGTGAGTCTGGCCGTTGCTCATCATTACGAGCTCGCGCTCCTCTGACTCCACGTACAGAAACTCACCGACAATCACCACCTCGGCCTTGTCGTAGTAGGCATCGCCGTCACGGTCATCTGACACTGACTCGCCTGAGCCCTCTGGCCAGCGGCTTTCGTATTCGTCCACCGCCATCGGATGCAGCACGAACGCATAGCGCGCGTCAGACTTATCCTGCTTTTCTGCAGCTGGGTCAAACCAGACGCGGTCCAGCGGGTTGGCAATCTTCTCGATCATGATGTCCTGATCGAATGAGTTGTCGTCTGCAAACTTCTGGCAGACACGCCATGCGTCGAAGCCACCAGTGACCATGCCACGAGCCGCCTGAGAATAGACCTGCTTGGCGTTGGATAGGTTCTCGATGTTGCGGATGATACCGTCGTAAGTCTGCGCGACGTCCTTGGTAGCGTTACCGCCTGCAGGGCTGACGCGTATATCGTAATCAGTCTGCTCGATCTCAGAGGCCACCTGATCGATGATAGGGTTTACGTTGTCGAAGCTGTAGCGCGGCCGGCCGGCGTTGCTGTTCCACCAGTAGGGCTCCCACTGGCCATCGCGCTTGTCGATGAACAGATGGGCCTCGCGGGCGTTCTCGCGGTTGTCGTGGTCTGCCTGCTGGCAAGCCGAGAGCAGGTTGACGACGCTTTGGTGCTCGTCGTACTTATCCTTGTAGGACAGATCGTCCTCGGTGTACTCCGCCGATTCTTCTTTCTCTTCCTGCCCGTTTTCGTAAATAGCCATGCTCTAGCCCCAGCCTGCAAAATTGATTTTAGCCGCTGTCTTGGCGGCTGCTTTGGGTGAATACATGGCCATCATCAAGGCGTCGCCCATGTTCGGGCTCGGCAGCTGATACTTCTTCGCCATGTCAAGTTTCGTCATTATCGCGATTTTACCATTGTTTGAGCGTTTTTGTGGTATACGGCAAACCTCGGACCTGAGCTGCTCCAGACAGTCTATGTCAGACGACAGGGAGATCAGGTTCTCGGGGTCTATATACTCGCCCTTGGTCACGGCGCGGTAGGTAGCCTCGAAGCGGTCACGCAGGCGCCACCAGTATTGTGCGCGCTTGTTCAGGAACGTGTCGCGATTGGTCTTGGAGTCTGACCCACTGTACGGCACGGCAGCATCGTCAGGCGTCTCGGACCCGCGGAACTGGTGCTTCTGAATCTTGGTGTGCTCGAGCTCGGCGTCTACCTGACGCTTGAGCGCTATGCCCATGCCGTCGCAGTCCCAAACGAACCAGTCAGCCTGAGCCTCGCGCGCCTTGCGTAGAGCCCAGTCCATGCCCTCGTTCACGTCGCCGGTGATCTTCTCGCAGATGTCTAGGACCACGGAGCCCTTGCGTAAGGCGAAGCCCTTGCTGTCCCCGCCTTCGTCCGATGGGTCATGCGACGCGATGATGGCGCCGGTGCCTTCGAAGCCCAGCTTCACGTGCGAGTCTATGGCCGCATCGAACCACTCTGCCGGAATGATCGAGTCGTCAACGTCATCTAGGAAATGGCCACGCCATACGTGATCGAAGAGGGCAGGGCTCATGCGCTGGCGGTCACCCTCCATCTCGCGTATCAGCACGTCAGGCGCGAGCTTGTTGTCCTCGATGTTGATAACCACGATTAGGTGGTCTTCGTCCTCGTAGTACCCGTCACGCAGTAGCTGCTTCTCGAACGGCTTGATAAAGCGCTGGCTGAACGCGTCCAGCGAGGACCGTGGGTTGGCCGAGAACCATAGCTCGGAGCCCTCCTCGCGGAGCGTAGGCGTTAGGGCCTTGAGTGAGTCGAAGGATATTGTCTGGGCTTCCTCCACCCAGAACCGCTGAAAGCCGTGGGCAGACTTCACCGCCTCAGGGTCTCGCGCTAACCCCTTGAACTTCATGACCGGCTGATCGTTGTACAGTATCTGAGACTTCTGGACCTCGAAGCCCTGCAGCTGCAGGCGCTCGATCTCAGAGTTGAGGAGGGAGTGCACCGAGTCATCGATGCTATTCTGAAACTCGCGGAAGCACAGGGTCTTCACGCCCTTTGTCATCGCGTCCATTAGGCACATATCCGCAAAGCTCATGCTCTTCCCGCTCCCCCTGCCGCCGATGGCGCACTTTACGCGCTTGGGCTCGAGGAAGCGTTGAAGCTTCTTGGGTATCTGCATTGATGGCATATAAGCGCTAGTCCCAGTCGGCGTCGCTAATCAGGTTGTAAACGTCGAGGAAGTTCTGCGGCTCTTCGTGCCAAATATTGTAGCACTGCTTAAACTTCTTGTGGACCTTCGGCACCTCTTGCAGATCGCCGAGGAAGTAGAACATTTCAGCCATCATAAAGTAGAGCCTATACTCAGGCGACTCTTTGTCCAGCTTGCTAAACCAAGAGTCTTCGCCGGTGTTGAGCTCCATCAGTGTCTGATACATGACCTGCATATTGCTAAGGAAGTGGTCAGGGAAGTGTTCCTGCCCGTACATTTTGACAGAGTTAGCAAAGTATCCAGTGCCGTGCATCATGTCTGTGTTTGGTGATTCCATGTCGTTCTCCGTCTTGATTAAAATAAGTGCGCGATCCACTAGCTAGCTTCACGCGACTAACCTTAGCGCGGCTTAGTCGGCGTACTCACACGGGCGGAATCAGGGGAAATGTCATCCCGTAATTTGACCCTTGCGTACGCTGTGGCTGTTTTCGAGAACCTATAAATCCACCCACCGGCCACTGGGATGTCGGTCGGGAACCCCCAACCCATTTATTCGTAATACGGCTTTTTCTTTTTCCTTTGCTTCTTAGCGCGTTCAGCTGTGCTCAGGGCTATCGCCACGGCTTGCTTCTGACTCTTGCCCGAGGCCCGCTCGGTCCTTATGTTCTCGCTTATTGCCTTCTTCCCGTACCCTTTCTTTAGTGGCATTGCCGAATATCCTCTCGTAGTTGTCTTGGTACTTGCTCACGCTGTACTTGCGCGGCCGAGAGCCCTTGCCCCCTTCCCACTCGCCAGTGCTCACTCTATCACCTCGATCGTCCACTTCATGTCTATATCGATGGGATCGCCGTCACGCCCAGAAACCTCAGTGCGCTTGGTCTCGGTCCAGCCGGCTTGGTGTGATAGGTAGAACTTGGCGGCGTTCACGTCACCGTCTAGGGCCTTTGCAGCCAGCGACTTGGCGATCTTAGTGATGCCCAGTGCCTTGCCCTTGCGGTACGCCTCGGCGAGCTCAGGTTGGCGCTTAAAAGCTGCACGCAGGGTTTCAGGAGTGCAGCCCAGATAGTCGGAAAGCTGCTTCTGAGATAGTACGTCAGCGAGGTTCTTGGTGTCCTCTATCTCGCTCTCTGTGAAGACGCGAGGCGGTCGGCCATCTGGGTTCACTTGGGTCGCTCCTTGAGCTCTTGGAATTGCTCTAACGCTATGTAAGCGACAGGCTCTTTGTCCTGCCAATCTCGCATATCATTTCGCCCGCCAAAACCCAGATTAAAATTGGTCTGACCAAGATTGACGTAGCCCACCCTGTCACTCCAACCGACTACGAGGAACACCGGATAGCCAGTGTCGTCCTGTAGCCGCTTTGCCGCCTGTAGTTTTGCTAACGAAATCATAAGCGTGTCGTATTTTAACATACTATTAGACCTACAGCGTAGCTCTACCCACGCTATCGGGTCATCGTCACGCATCGCCAAGCAGTCCACGTGGTACTTGATGGGCACCTTCTGCAGATGACAATGCCAGCGGGCCTCGACAATCTGGCCGAGCTCTCGCTCCTTGGCCAGTGTGTCAGCGTTCTCGAACAGCTCGCGGGCCATTACCGCTCAATCTTCTTGAGTATACGGTTGTCTTTGTGCGTTCGATCCACGTACTTCAGCTCCAAGTCGGTGAACGTGCTGTTCTTGCAATAGGTTACGGTGCCGCCGGCGGCGAAGAATGCGGCCTTGTCTTGCTCCAGCTTGGCCTGCAGGCGTTCCTTGATTACGTTGCGTGATTCCATTAGATAATACCTTCTTCTATGATTGTCTGTTTAAGGCCCAGAGCGGTTCTCTGAGCGCGTCTAGCTTTGGCCTGCTTGTACTCGATCAAGTCGTCATAGCGTGGCGTCTCGCCCCTCTGAAGGGCGCTCTCGTGGATTACGATGAACCAGTCATCGGCCTCCTGAGTTTTGTTGAGCCTCCAGTGCTGGTCGTGCTCTCTCTCCAGCGGCTGCGCGAAGAGCTCGGCCTTGCTCACCCCCAAGGCTTCTGCTAGATCCATGCCGTTAGCGCCGCACGAGAAGCAGTGTGCGATGATGTCGCCCTTACGGCCCTCAGTGATGCTCATAGAGGGATTCGACTCACCGTGTACTGGGCAGCATACGGTCCAGCCCTTGCCGCTCTTGCGCGGCTTGTCGCAAAGGTTAGCGAGCTCGTCGATGTGCATTGGCTATGTTCCTTGATTTGATCCAGTTCTTTACGTCAAGCGACACGCCATCTACTGGCTGCGCTGCTATCTTACTCGGTGCTACACCAAATTTCTCTTTGAACTTGTAGTGCGCCCAGCCCTGCCGGTAGCCCTTATGCTTGGCATAGAAGTAAAGCTCCGATAGCCATTGCTGCTTGTCCTCTGCAGAATGCTTCTCGGGCTTGGGCATATTCTCGCGCTCGATTTTCTGCAGGATCTGGTTGTCTGTGTAGATCTCGGCGTTAGGCGGTAACTCGTAGCCGCAGGCGCCGCAGCGGCGTCCGCTCATCTGAGTGGTGCACACTGGGCACGGCCTGAGTACAGGTGTTTTCTCTTCCTGCTTAATCAGCCGATTCTCGTCGTAGCGCTTTGACCCGTCATCTAGCTGATAGGGCACGATCGTGTCAGGTAACTGCCCGTGGCGCTCGATGTTGCCGGCGTGATCCAAGTACACAGCCCTAGTCTTCCCAGTTTCTGGAGAGA